TGTTAGGTGGAGCAGAAGAATACAACAGAGACAAACTATTAGGTAGGAAATAATGTCAAGTTACTTAGGTGGTACAAGTTCTGGCTTAGGTCAGGCACTAGCTACAATGTCTCCTGAAGAACAGAAAGATTTTGCAGCATCTATGGGTGAAACTCTGATAGACTTTACTCCTATTATTGGAGATGCTAAAGGTGTTGTCGAAGGAGAGCAAGCGCGACAGCAGGGTGACTACGTTGGGGCGACTCTTGGGTATCTTTCCGGTATACCGTTTGCAGGAATGGCTATACGCCCTCTTAGAGGAATGCTATCAAGTACAGGCAACCTCATCAACAGAACAGCACAGAACGTACCTACGAGAATTTCTGACTTTTACACTAACCCAGTAAAAGGTGCAATTAATTTTGGTAAAGAGTATACAAAGGCTATCGCACCTGCAATTAAAGAAAGCATTGATCCACAGGCTGTAGCAAAGCGTAGAGTCGTGGGAATGTCTGATACAAAGATAGACGATTGGATGAGCGATATAGGACAGGACGCAGAGAAGACAGCTATCTCTATCAACCGTCAAATTGATACTCCAGAAGATACATTAATTGAGAAAAGTATTGTCGGCCTTAACTACTTAGGCTCTCGTATTCCTAGAGAAGATGTAACTACCTTGTCTTCTGCTATTGGGCAGGGCTTTAGAACTTCAGGAACTATTCCTGAGTCTATTGTTGAACGAGCTACTAAGCATTTGACTGATGGCCCTCATGTTAAAAAACAAAACTACAGATATGATTATCAAATTAAAGACCCATCCGTAGATAAGAACATAGGTTACGTAGAATCCATTGGTGTTTCAGGAGCAGGTGCGCCAGTAGTCAGAGCGCTTCATGGAAAAGCCACAGATACTTACTTAGGCTCTGTTAATAAATTAAATAAGATTGGTGGCGGTAAAGCTGTACCTAAACTACAAGGTAGAGACATGGTAGAGTTTATGCAAGTCTCCTCTACTTTAAACGGAGATGCCTATCAGCTAATGAAAAAGCTAGGGGTTAGTGGTCAACCTAGTCAGATGTTAGATACCTTACTATTGGCTAGAGCAAAGTCAGCCAAGGGTTTAAAACTTTACAAAGGAGAACAGAAAACTTTAGACTCTTTTAATAAACTACTGAACACTCGCGCAATAAAGATGGCAAGAGTTAGCGATGAAGTAGGAAACGCAGTAGGAGCTAGAAACCTGTCAGATATAAAAGAGCCTGAAGGTTACTTAGTAACACAGCAGTCTTTCAATTCAAGACAGAAAGAACTAGGAGGGGTGAACGCTTTTGTAGTGGTTGATCCTGATAAAGAAAAGATGTACACAATGTTAAGCGACGGTCACGATATTTTAGGTAAAGACCCCGTTGGTGGTCACGGTTTGATTACTGCTTCTCCTCTGATTGAGTCTTCAATTAAGACAGGTGCTAAGTATAATAACAAACAAATAAAAACTAACAAGACAAAAAGAAATATTAAGAAAGCAATTAAAGAAACTGAAGAAATAACGGGCATAAAGAAAACTTCAAAAGAAACCAATGAGGCTTATACAAAGAGAGCCTTTAAAGCATCCAGACCTCCAGTAACAGAAGCTGACGTAGCTAGAGCAACAGCAGCAAAAAGAAAACTACAAGGCACAGTAGCAGGAGGAGGTCTACTTACGGGAGCAGGGGTTGTCTCCGCAGTAGATGATGATGAATAAAAAAGGGGGCATTGCGCCCCCAAGTTGTAACATGTTATATCTAAACTATCTCACATGCACCACCTACACACGCTAACTCCTGACTCCCTGTCGTGTTATCCTCTTTCTCAAAGTGTTCCAGATCATCCCAGTTCACCCCCTCTGGCATAGCCGCAAGTAACTCCTCATACTTCTCAGCGTCTATGTCCTCATACGGAGCTTGTTGATATACATGATCGCTATACGGCAACAGACTAATACCACTACACAGATCAAAGTTATCCCATATCCACTGTGCTACTTCCAAGAACTCATCGTCTGTATAGTAAACAGTAATGCTTGGTTTATGCTCACACCAGAATTCTTGGTACTTCTTCCATAGCCTCAGTTGTTGCAGAGCATCAATATCATTAACCTTAATACTTTCTTCAGGTGCTTTGATGGGGAAGCTGAACACCAGTGACGCTTGGCTCATCAAGTCTTGCTCTACTGGGAATCCTGTTGTTTGCATAAACTGTGCAAGCGGGTCTTTCTTGTCGCTACGTACTCTGCGAATGTAATGCTCAGAGAAGCGAGGATGGATACCACTAGCACTATCGACAAGCTGAGATACTGTACCGCTAGGCTTAACACAAGTAATAGCCGCAGACTGATTAATTCCAAGTTTAGTAGCCCACTTCTCATTAGTCTTAATAGCAACGTCACGTATCTGTTCAAGCCACTTCTCCAAGTCAGGTGAGTTTTTACCTAATAAGTAGTGATCCATAATCCCTGTCATGCTCACGCCTAGCAGTGCTTCCTCTTCCGTATTTCTCTTCCATACATTCCGTAAGTACCGGAAGTCTGTCAGCGTAGCCTGTAGTGTACCAATGATAGCCGCCACTTCACACTTTCTTTTTAACGAAGCTAGATCATCATCAGGACGTACTACAATCTCTGACAAGTTACAGAACTGATTACTGCGTAGGATAATCTCAGAGCATGGGTTAGTACCGAAGTCCTGCTCAGGGTCACGCCTACCGTTACGTCCTGCAATCTTCTGTGCCGCTACTCGACTGAAGATACCACGCTCTCCTGCCTTAGACTCGTACATGTTCTGCATCTCTGCAAGGAATGACTCAAAGTCTGGCTTCTCAGTGTACGCTACGCTGTTGTTAGCAAGCCTACGCTGCCCTTCTGTGTCCCACCAGTTGCCGTTCTTAGCCTTAGCCATACGTGGATCTGACAGGTTAGACAGGCTAATCAGGGCTGACCTACGCACACCACCAACAACTACGATGTCAGCAATCTTACAGCATACATCATGGCACTCAATGGATGTCAGCTTGCGACCTGCGGCCTTCTGGAAGATACCTACGCAGAAGTGGAACAAATCATCAAGAGGCTCTGGCCCACTGGCTCGACCACCGAATGTCTTGAGTCTAGCACCTGACTCCCGTACCTTACTCATGTCCCACTTGGGTATCTTCCCTGCGTACAGTAGACTGATAAGCTCACGGAATGCAGATGCCCAACCTATCTTGCTGTCAGACACAACGATCACACTGTCAGTCTTGTGGAATGTCTCAGCCACTACAGGTAGCTTGTTGATGAAGTTACGTTCAACACTAAAGCCTACACCTGTGCCGCACATCAGTACATACATAAGCTCGTCAAAGCTACGTGGTGAATCAATGTGTAGGTAGCTACAGTTAAACCCTGCTACGTTGTCCTTGTTCAGTGCCTCACCTGCTGTCATCATACAGCGCATACTAGGCATGACCTCTAGGTTAAAGATAGCATTGAATAACTTAAGTGCTTCCTTATCGTTTATCTGTCCACGGTCTTTCCAGAAGTCTACGTATCTGTTGACTGTCTCATCCCAACGCTCTCGTCTGCCCTGCTCTGGTAGCCAACGTGCGTACCTACTCTTGTGTATAAACTGTTGATACTGATCCACTAGTTGTTCTCCTCTGTCACTATTGCTGTTAGTTTGGTTAAGTACCAACCTGCCTTCTGTAAGTCCTGTACCTGCTTACCCTTGTAGTCGTAACGCCACAGGTACTTCATGCAGTTGCCCTTGAGATAGCCTTTGAATGCAACACTGGACATGGACTCCTCTATTGCATCAATACATTCTATGTTACCTGTATTGTAATGGCTTGGGTTGTTTACTGGGTCTAACTCTTTAGCTTCTTCCTCAGCCAACTGTTGCCACTTCTCTAGCCCTGTCTTTATTGTCGTCTCTTTGTAGTCCTTGGTCACTCTGTCCCACTCTGCGGGGCTTACGTCATTCAGTCTCATCGTCAAAGTCCTCTGCTATTCTGTCAAAGTTTCTAATTATCCTACGTTCAAATGCCTCTACTAAATCGTATGTCGTGATTGATAATAATTCACAAGTCA